ATGACAAATGCCACCCATGTCTTCTGCTCTCTGCATCGGCTTGACGAAGCGAACACGCTGGCAATGGGCACACGTGAACGAGTCCATTTCGCCCGTACCAGGCGCTGGACCCGTGATAATCGTGTAGCCCTGTGCCTGCCTCATTCTGCGAACATCTCGGTCATGACGACGGTCGAAGCGTAGATCGCGGACTTGGCCCGGCCCGCGATACCTGCAACGTTGGTTGCCGGAATGATCAGGGCCGACTTTTCGTCACGGGCGATCCAGCGCTGCGAATTGCGCTGATTGAGCGCTACCGTCATCAGCGAAACGCCAATCGTCGGCTCAGCCGTGTAGTTGACGGTTGATACCAACCCTGCCGCCGAGTCCGCCAGATCAAGCGGTGACGGGGTTGCGGAGGTGCCCGTTCCCAGCGTGCTCTGCCGCGACCAATCCCACACAATCGTGGTATCGGAAGCGTTCGGAGCACCATCGGCGCCGACTTCCCATTCATAGATCCAGCCGCGCTTGAGCGTGGCCGCGCCCGTTGCTGCCGTCAGCGAAACGATGGTCTTGTAGGCCGATGACAGGTTCTGCTGCGAACCCGCCTGCGTGTTGTTGGTGCTATAGAGTGCCATAGTTATTGCTCCTGAAAGTCGGTAATGACGTGGGATGCCTTGCCATCCGGGCCTCGGATGATCTTCTTGGGCGCCGCATTACGCCGTGATGCCATGTCGAAGACTTTTGCCGCCTCGGCAATCTGTTGCAGCGCCATGTGAGGATGGATACCATCACTATCGGATGAGCTTCCCTCGCCTTCTTTCGGCATGGATGCTTCAATCCGCTTCCCGTGGAATTCGAGCTGCTTGATCTGGAACTCGATCTGCTTCATTTGCAGGTCGATCTTCTTGCTTTCCAGATCAATGGTGGCGTTACGTTCCTCGCCCTGGTTCTCAATCTCCTGCCGGCGGATTTCCGACTGCGCCTTCATGCGCTCGGTTTCTGCCTTGATCATCTCAGGATCAGGCTTAGCCTGCGGATTGGCCGCGGCTGCCTTGGCGTCCAGTTCTGCTTTCTCACAGAATTCCTCAATGGCGCTTTCGAGATCGCGCCCCACCCGGAAGCCGCGCACGCCAAACTGAAGCATCTTGGCAAGCAATGGCGCTGCCTCAGGAACCATCTGCGTAACCTGCGCTCCGGTCTCGATGAACTTCGTAACCGCCGTAATGAACTCGATGCGCTGGGCCTTCTCCTGCTCCTGATCGCCCTGAACCGTGGAGTCGGTTTCAATGTCGATCCGGAAGCCGCGCAGCTTGTCCTGCCGCAACAGGCCAATGGCTTCCATGATCAGAGCCATCTTGCGCTGTTGCTTCTGCTCGGGTGTCTCCTGAGGCAGAGCCATGGATGGCGGCCCCGGCTGCGGGGAAGGCGCACCCGCAGCCGGGGGCATCGCGCCGGGAGGGCCAGCAGGAGGAACTGCGGCGGGCGCGATAGCTGGACCAATGGCCTGAGGTGGCAACTGATTTGCGACCTGTGGGGATATGGCCGGGGGGTCCAGACCTTCATCGTTCATAGCCCCCGAAACCTGGATCAACGTTTCGGGAGTGTATTGCTCTGAAATGATCTCGCCCATGATGGCGATGATGTCCCGGCAGAACCGGGCCATATCATCCTGACGCTCTTGAATGCGCGTGGCTGAATTGTTGGTCTTGAGCCTCTGGGCTCCCATGGTCTCCCGAGCATCGGACGTGCCGCGCATGATGTCGGAAATGCCGGTCATCCGGTCGAGGTCTTGAATGATCTGCTGGCGCGTCTCGATCAGGATCTTGAGGACGTTGGCAACCTGCTCAATCGGAACCCAGTCAATCGCCCCTTTCAAGCCGCCCTTCTCGGCAAACATGGCCCAGCTATCAACCGGGATAAGGTTTGGCTCCTGCGCTTCTTCAAAGACACGCTTGAGCGATTGAGCCGCCGCGTCATAGACGCCAACTACCTTACAGGCACCGACCAGGATATCGATGCGCTTGGTAAGGTCGTCAATCTGCGCGTACTGATCCTGAAGCTCGGCATAGTCCGGAACCGGGATCGTCGTATCGTTCGTCATCGTCGCCGTAATCGGGGACGGACACGGGAAGAAGCCGTCGAGCTTCAGCGGGTCATCAACCTTCTTGCAAAGCTCGTCATAGCCATCAGCAAAGAAGTAGACCATGCGCTCTGGCTTCCACCAGATTTCATAGACGACGGCCTGCATGCCGTCTTTGCCTGTCAGTGTTGACGGCGATGTATTAGAAGATTTCGTGGAGTCCTTGTCGTCTCCGGGCTTGTGCGTCAGCGGAATCTTAGAGCCGATTTTCTTGCCGAAATGCTCAATGCAATCGGAACGGCTCATGTAGATCTTGCGGCCCTTGCCCTCGATCTCCTCTTCCGTCGCAGCATAGGCCGGTAAGGTGTAGTATCGCTGCCAATGGACGTAATCGACGCAGAGGCTTTCTCTCAGAAGCTCGCGCTCGGCCTCTTCTTCCGGCTCAGTGTCATCAGGGAGCGGATCGCTTGACCCGGAAAGCTCAATGTCGTTATCGCCAGACTGAGCAGGCGATATTGGTTCTCCGAAAAGGGGATAGTATCGTAACCAAACTTGTCCTCGACCGACCAGGAGGTAATCGTTGCGCGCCTTACGAACAGCCGCGTCAAATCCGGACATCTGAACTTCATAGCGGAGATTCCTCTCAAGGATGGTCGAGGCCATCCGGCCGGTCGTATCCTTGTCGAGGAAGCGACGCTCGCAGATCGGGACCGGAGTTTTGGAGTAGATGACGGGCTTGAGCGTTTCGGTATTGGCCCAGAACAGGTTCAACCTGCGGGCGACGCCAACCGAATTGTCATCGCGCTCATCGCGGTAATGGCGCGAAATCTTCTCGCCGCGCTTGTGCCATTTGTTGGTCTCGCGGTCGCATTGCTCGATCTGGCTTTTCCAGTAAGCCGCAAGCTTCTGATCTTTTGACTTCTCTTCAGCCATGCGAATTTTGAGCCCAAATCGGTTTGCGCGAATTATACTCCTCTCGACTCAACCCAACTAAAACTACGTTCGACTTATCCCAAAGTGCGTAATTCCGAGGGACCTCAGCACCCCCGGCAGATGCTCGGAGGAGCTGGAGGGACAGGCGGAAGGTCGTCTACCTCAGCGGATGGAGGGAAAGCGCGTCATCCCGCCACCTCCGAGGACCATCTGAACCAGCCACAGGATGACGATCAGCGCCACGATGACCCAGAGAATCTGGATGACCTTGGCAGGGATCGGAAGCCCGAGGACATCCCGCAGCACCCACAAAATGAGATAGATCACGAGTGCGAGCACGCACACGTAGATCATAAACGTAATGACTGAGGCGAGCATGATTGCATCCTTTAGTTAGGGAAAAGCGGATCAATCGTGATCCGGTAAAAACGCCCGTCCTGGGGAACGCCACGCTCACGCAAAAGGTTCGTCATGACGTACTCGGGAAATCCTTCCGGGCCGTCCACTACGTTGAACTGCGCGCGGATAATCCGGTAGTTTGGCTCAAAGATATGGCACCTGACCCGGAGTATGATCGGTGCGATAGACATGTCACGCCACTCCCCGGCGCCGCAGAAATAGTGCGGCCCCCGCAATGACAATTCCTAACCCAACCGAGATGAATCCCCAGAGTTGTGCAACCCCCTCTGCCCTGCTGTTGAGTTGGGCTACCTGCACCGCATTTACAGCAATCTTCTCCTCTATCGATTGAAGCTTTGCATCGACCTCGGCGCGCGGGGCCAGCATGGCTTGCTGGTCCTTCAACGTCGCCCGGAATTCGTTGACGGAATCGAAACGCTTCTCTGACGCGCTTTCGGCCTTTGCGGTGGCCTCTTTTGCCGCCGCCAATGCCGCGGCAACCGCTTTTTCCTGTGCCTCGAACCTTTGCGTGTTCGCGCTCTTGTGCTCGTTGATCAGCAGCATCAGTTCGCGGGTGGTCGGGGCATCCTCCGCGCATGCTATTTCAGCTTGACAGTGAAGAACTGCGAGAGCCACTCCCACGCTTTGACAAATCCGAAGATGGTGACGCCACCTGCCAACAGGAACTTCCAGACGATCCCCGTGGCATTCATGAATTTGAGTGTCGCGTCGAGCTGCTCGATCTTCTGTTTGTCTGCCTTTCGGAGAAAATCCTTTGTGTCCGGCGAAAGGTCGGCAATGAAGTCTGCGGCGTCCCACATGTTGGCAGCCCGTTGATCGGTCATGCCTTTTAGAAACGCCGCCTGAACGTCCGTAAGGTCGGTTTGGTTCGTCATCCCGACTTAACCAATGAGCAATTTTGAACAGCATGGCGCTGATAACCTGTGGTTGAATGGTTGGCAGCCGTCATTGGAACCTCATCCTTCCGGTGGTCGGTCAGGGCTGGCCATTCGTTCGCGCGTATGGCTGGCCCGCTCGTTATCTCTTCCAAATACCCGCAATCTTCTCGGCTACCTTTTCTGCCGATCGACCACCCATGTACGCGATTGTTACTGTCGTGCAGTACCACCATATCTGATCGCTAAGACTGTCCGTCGTGCCGCTGGTCCACTGCCCCAGCGCCTTGTCCCAGACAAGCAGCTTCCACATCAGAATGATCACCGGCAAAGCCAGAAGCGGACGGATCGACCGCGTGACCCAGTTGCCCTGCTCTGCCTTTATGGTTGAAGCGTTGACTTCCGCTTCTTTCATATCAAGATCGAACGATCGCTTGGCGAGGTCGGCGGCAACGGCTTCGTGACTGCCAATCGCGTCAAGTTTCTGCTTCTGCGCCGTCAGCAGCCCGTTGATGATCGGTGACAGAATGGCGCCGATGACCGGAGCAGCAATCAGCTTGCCAAGCAGCCATTCCACCTCAGGCCGCCTTTTCTTCGTTAATCGCCGTAATTGATTCCTGCTTTGCGATGGCTGCCACTGAAACTGCTTCAGCAACCTTTGGATTTTCTGCCATTACCTTGTCGGGAACAGAGACCACTTCAATCGGTAGCGTCGTCCGATTGCGAAGCTTTTCATCCATCCAGCCGACGATTGAGAGCATCAGAGGTGCAAGATTGAATGCCGCATGAACCCAGGATTGATACTTCTCCGGGACAAACGGCATGATCGGAGTTAGGTCAATCGTTCCGATCTGCGTCAGAAATGCGAGCAAAAGCCCCGTTACCATCTTCATCCGAGCGAAAAGGATCGTTTCGGACTTCTTGAAGAGGACGAGTTCGAGCGGTTCGATCAGGTCGAAGAATGGCTTTGCCCACGACTTGGTTTTCAGCCAGGCGCGGCCCCATAAGGCGTACCAGGTCAGGGCCAGCGACAGGACAAAAAGGGATAAAGCGAGAACCGTCATGCTAGACCTTCTTGGTTCGGAAGATGGAATAGGCAATCACTCCGACGACAAGCGCCATGCTGGCTGCAATCATCCAATAGGAAAGAGGCCATCCCTGATGCACCCCAGTTGCGACCGTACCAGCCGCAACGACCACTCCACCTCCGGCAGAGGCCACCTTCGTTTTGCTCACAGTCCCGCCAAACTTGATTGACGGGTCGAGCGCCATCATTGCCATGAGCATCGCGGCGCAGCCGAGCTGCTTGTCTACAACAGGATCAATGGGACCATGATCGCGCTGAACCTTGCCGCCTGGACCGGTCGGCGGATCGTAGATCGACGTTCCCGAGAAGACGTAAGGCGATGGCCGCCCTTCGCTGGCGTATCGAAGACCATTGAAGGCCTCCAGATTTGTCAGCACGTCGCCGGGCGTATTCCAGTTCTTCTTGCGGGCGAGATAGGGCGCGCAATCAGCCAGCGCGTCGATCGCTCCGCGCTCCCATGCATCCGGCCCGAAGAATGGTCCCCGGCCAGCAGGAACATGAACCGTCTTGCTGCTCAGCGGATCACCCTGCCCGAGATGGGTCGTCCAGCTCTGCGAGGATTCCCGCTCGTGGATAACCGCAATCACGAACCAAGGAACGCCAGTTTTGGACGATACCGTCTGGTAACGGGCCTTGGCGGCGATCAATCGCTTTGCCACGGAGTTTGCCATTGAGGCTCGCGTCGGCTTGGCATTCGCCCAGCGTTTCGTATTTGCCTCAGTAAGGGCTCTGAGATCGACCATTATCCCTTACCTCTCGTATCAATCCATCCATAGGTGCTCATGAGAACCGTCGTACTACTGGCGTTGGAAACCGCTCTCACTTGGCTTGAAGTGTTGGTGAGCGCGGAAAGGCTGCCGGAGTTCGCAACACCAGCGACAGGGTTTGATATGCTCGCGCTGGCCGCCGCAGAAGCTTGAGCGCTCTCCGATGGAGAGTTGACGATCACGTAAATGCTGGCAGAAGCGTTCGACATCGAGCCCCGAAGGAGCGCTGTCGTCTGAACGCCTAGCGGCGTGGTCAAAGCGAATAATGTTGCCGTGGTCCCGAGCGTCGCCGTATTGATGTCGTTCACCATCACGTCCCATAGGAACTGATCACCGACTTGGACAAACTTCTGCCAAACTGGAGATCCGGTCGTCGTCTTGATCGAACCAATACGACGGTACAGCGTGTAGTTTGCCGGCAGCGACGGCGCCGAGGCTGACAGCGAAAAGATGACATCGACCACGCCAGTATCAGGACGCTGGATCTGATAGACGTGATACCAGGTGCCGTTCGCAATGGCGCCCGTATCCAGCCCTCCGTTCGTAGACCCGACTGCCCAGTTAGAGGTGGTCTTGGTATAGGCTGATCCAAGCTGCATTAGCGTGGTGTTGGTAGAATCGTTTGCAACGCCAGCCGCAATGCCGAAGATGGCCGAACCGCCACCCGTAGACAGGGTGAGCCCTGAGATGTAGTTCGGAATAAGCGTCGGATTGAGCGTCGTGGTGAGCGTCGGCGGACTCGTCGCATTGCTCAGCAACGTTCCCGAACCGAACGCGATGATCGACTTCGCATAGTCATAGGCATTGGCCTTTGCCATGATGCCCGAGACATATGAGGAAGCGCCAAGGCGAGTCCAAGGAAGTGCCCCGGCTTCGTTCGTCACAATCGACCGGGTAAACTGCGCCGCCCATGTCATATTGAACGTTGCGCCAGTGCCGCTTCCAGAGGTCGATCCCTGCGCAACCGGGTCTGTAGGCTTGGCCGAATAAAAGCCGGAATAGGTCACAGTGACAGTTGCAACGGCCGATCCGCTCAGGGTCGCAACCGTCAGAACCGCTTGCGTGATGGCGGTTCCACCCGTCAGGGTGATCGTATCGCCAACGGCATAGCCGGAGCCGCCCGCCTGCACTGCGGCGGCGGTCGCACAGTAGATCGAGGAATTGACCAGAATTCCCAAGGATTTTGCGACTAGCCCAATAACGCCCGAAGACGACAGGTAAAGACCTGCGGTTGCATCCGAGGTGAAACTGATGCCGGGCGTTGCCAGAGTCCCGGAAATCGCCTTAAATGCCGCCGTCATGCCGGCCTGCCCGTCCCTGGTCAGACAGTCAGAAAGGCCAGTGGCGATATCGGTATAGTTCGCGTTCACCGCAGACGAAAGAATCGTGGTGTTGGGCACGAAAACGTTCAAAATACTGAAGACCCCGGAGCCGTTGAATGGCACTTGAGCCTCCTATTGTTTCTGAGAGGGATTGGGGACCCTCTCGGTTGGCTTGGTGTAGTTCAAGCGTTCGAACTCATGCGGGCATACGCCGCCATTGTTGTGTTTGCCCGCATTGCAGTTCAAACAGAGAACCTGAATGCTCTCTGGAAAATTGTTGTCGATCATCCAGCGATAGAACACATGACCGGCACCGATTTTTCTCCGGTGCTGAGCCCCATCATTGTTCTTATGATCGAATGTAAGGAAAGGCCTGCGATGCTCCCCGCAGCATGCACAAACACCGCCATATGCAGCTAAGCACTTGTCTTTCTGTCGTTCGTAATAGAGCTTCGCCGCTGTATTTCGCATGCCGCGCTTACCGGCGTGCTTTTGCTGATGATAGGATTTCAGTTCATCAGCATTGTCCTTGCGATACTTTTCTTGGTAGGGGCGACGCTCCTCACTCCAACATTGGACACACAATTTTCTGAAATAGTACCGGCCACCAGATTCTCTCTGATAGCGCGCCATTTCCTTCTCTTGATTGCAGACTTTACAAACCGATATCATTGCTGCCTCTGAAGCATCTGAACGACCAAATCGTTTTGAGACGGTTGCTGCCCCGGCAGATACTGCATTCCGCCTGACATGAGCGCTTTGATCATTGCGCTTTGCCGCGCCTGTTCGATCGGCGTCATAACTGCCGGACCAGCGGCAAGTTCGTCGCCGAGTGCGGAGCGCATCCGCGTAGTTTCATCAAGCTTGGTGATGGCGCGACGGGTCATCGCATCGCCGCCCTTTTTGAGCAGGGCGCCAGCGATAGGAAGTCCAGCGACATAGGGATTGTACATTGCGCCGGTCAGGCCATAGATGGCTGCCAGCATTCCGCCGCCTCCACCTAGCGCATTGCCGGTATTGCGCAGCGTGTTACCGAGCGTCGTTCCGTTGTTGATGTCCTCGATGCGAGCGAGTTCGTCCGGAGACCACCCGTAACTTTTCTTCTCGCTGTCGAGGATACCGCCGACCTTGGCGCGTAGCCGGTTGTCTACGTTTTGCCCGGAATTCGCGCGGGCTGCTTGCCTCTCGGCAGTGTCGGTAAGGTCTCCGATCGTTTCCGACCGGCGCGCTGCGGAATAGTCACGTTGCGCAGCGCGGAGCGATTTCGCAGCAGCGTCGGCATCACCAGCCAGAACATCGGTTTTAGGAACGCTAGAAAGATAGTTATCAATATGTTGCTTGGCGATCTCGGCAGCGGCTCGCTCGGTGGGAGACTTGGTGTGGTCTTTGGCGATATTGCCGAGTTCTTGCCGAGCGGCATCAAGCCCTGTGATAGGGACGCTGACAGCTCCGGCGGGAGGGTTTGCCAGCTCATTGACGAGTTGATGGGTTTCGGGGGCGCGTCGCTCACTTCTGCCCTTGGCTTCCAGCGCTCGCGCCAATTCCGAAGCTGAATTCGCGACGGATTGAGGAGCATATTCAACACCTGAAGTGCGAACGGCATTATAGCCGGCATCTGCTGCGGCGTCCAATGCCTCCCTCGTCGGAGGCCCGCCAATGGTCTGCGAAACCATACTGCGGGGCGAAACAGGGGACGCGATGGCAGCCAAATCGCCGGAACGCCTGACTAGCTCCCTATCGGCAGCGTCGAGGTTGGAGATATCGCCTTCGGTGACCCATCCAGGCTTCTCCGGCTGCACCGCAAACTTGCCCTGATAGGCATCTCCGGGCAGCGTGACCGCACTATAGACCCCCTTCGCCAATTGCGCTGGCCACGTTTCACCGAGCTTTTCGACAAACGTCTTCTGGTGAGGCTCAGTGGCATTCGGATCAAACGGCTTGTATGCAGCCCAGCGATCATCAAAGCTTGCCGATGCGCCAACCTGAGGAGCTGGCTGCTCTGTTTGGATCGGACTATAAGCTGCCCAAGGATCGGCCATTACGGCACCCATCCAATGCGGCCATCGGGAAGCTTAACGGGCGTCCCCTTTTTCAGGCCCAACCGCTTTTCGTCTTGCGGATTCTGGATCGGCACTGGGTCCATGATGAGATGACCCGTGTTCGGCTCAACGAGCGGGTTGGCCTGATAAAACTTGCTTACGGCTGCCGGAAATTCCGACAGTTTCCCCGCTTGGGCGAACTGAGGATAAAGCGAAGTTGCAATATACTCGTCGCGCTTGGCGCCTTGTTTCATCAGGCCAAGAAGATCAAGCGTACCCTGCCGGCTCTTCTCGTTTCCAGGCGTAGAGCCCTGAGCGAGATTGATAGCGCTCGGGTTGAGGCCCCACCGGCTTTGCATCGCGGCAGCCAGCGACAGATTGAGCTTTTCCGTGGCGTCGGAAGCAGCAAGGGTCTTTGCATCTACGAGCTTATCGCCCGTAATGTTCTGGATGATGCGCAAAACCTCGTTTGTCGGCTTCGCCCATGCCCCGAATTCCATTTTCGGATTGGAGCGGATCAGGTCTTCCATGACACTGGCGTCTTGGCCGAATTGCCGCGCGCTGTTTGCCTGCGTCACAGTGTTGCCGATGTTCTCAGCTTCCGCCTTAGCCCCACCCTCGGTTCTAGCCTTTTCAGCACTAAGCTCGCGGTCCTTTGCGGCCAGCGCATCCAGCCGCGAGCCTCCGGTAAACCGTTCGTTGAAGGTAGGAGCAGCAGGCGCCGGCGCAGCGGGAGGCACTGCACCGGGCGCCTGACCTCCACTCGGGGCCGCGGTTGGGGCCGGAGGAGGATTGCCATTCCAGCCGACAGGGCTCGAATTCATGCCGCCGAAGATGCCGCCTTGCGGGCTGACCGCATCGAGTTTGGGACGCTGTGCCGGCATCGGCGCCGGGATCGGCGTAACCGTGGAGACGCTGCCAGCGCTTTCCGGAGCACGGTAGCCGGGCTGGAAATTGCCTTGCACGGGAGTAGCCTGAACGCCTTGGACGGGGCTTGCGTAGCCGGGACGACCGACAACGTCCTCCACGCCCTTCGGCCGCATCAACTCAATGGCAAGTGCCCTCTGCTCAGGCGACACCATCGGATTGGCGATGATATGCCCAAGGTTCTGCGGATCGATCTTCTGGCCACCCTGGAGCTGCGAAATCAGCGCCGTCATATTCCCGGCATTGGCCGTTGCGGCTTCATTCTGAAGTGCGTTTGCCCTGTTGCGTTCAAGACCGCCAGCGATGCCCAAAAGAGCGTTGGCAAGCGCGCCAGCAGGATGCTTGACCTCCTGCCCGCTCTGCTTCATCAGCTCAGCGGCATAGGCCCGTTCGTTCGCCAGTTGCTCCGGCGTCGCGTAAGACGGGTTGACGAACGATGGGCTGGTAGAGAAATAGTCTGCCATCTCTCACCTCAACCGAACGACGGCCACGATTGGCCGCCATAGTTCATGACGCCTGCCGTTCCACCTGGACTTGACCCGAACATCGAACCGAGACCTCCCGCGAGCGACGCCCCCCCGGTCATCGGAGCCATGGCGAGGCTGACACCAGCGCCGGCAAGCTTGCCGATGCCGTTCCAGGTGTTCTGGTAGTTTTGCATCTCGTTCTGGTAGTTCTGCTGCACCTGGCCGGAGTAGTTCGGAGGCTGGATCGTTGCGCTCGGCGTGCCCTGGAAACCCTTGGGAGCCGCCATTCCGAACAGGCTTTGTGCGGTCTGAAGCGGCATGCCGTATTCGGTGACGGCCTGATTGAACGCCTGCCCCTGGTTTTTGGTCAGGTAGTTGGTGGTGACATCGCCTTGGTTACGGGCCAGCAGGTTCTTGGCGTTGTCATAGGCTTGCGATCCCGGCGTCAGCCCCTGATTGCGGAGCCTCGCCTCAAGGTTCGAATCCTGCTGATTGAAGATCGGCTGAAGATACTGCGCATTCCACTGGTTGAGCTTGTTTGCAACCGCGCCCGTTTCGCCGTTCAAATCCGGCGCCTTGGAATACATGCTCGACGTGTTGGTCAGCAGATTGCCAGCCGTGTCGTATGCCGTCTGCTGCGGCGCAGAGAGCGTCGTCGAGATGCGATATCCAGACGGCGAGCTAGGATCAGCGACGTACTGGATGTTTCCAAACGGCGTAGATTGATTATACGAATTGAGCTGATTTTGCGTCTTCGCCGCGTCAGTATTGTACTGCTGCTGCGCATTGCTGGTCGCAACCGGATCAGGAGATTTTGGCTGGTTGAAGCTCATTGCAAGACCTTTCCTGCCAAGCGAGCAAGGTTCTCTCCGAACAGGCCAAACATCACAGCATCTTCGTTCCCATAGGCATGATGCCGAATACCTTCATAGACAAAGCCGAGCTTGTGAGCATTCTTTGTGAGCGACTTATTCGACTTCGCAGTTCGAATTGTGATCCGGCTGACTCCGAGATGATCGACGGCGATCTTCGCAATCTGCTTGACCAGATCGAGCGAGAGCGTGTTCGGCCCGAAATACGAGAGTTCAACATCCGGACCATTGTGAGCCTGGAAGAAGCACGCACCTACAATCTGGTCGTTCTCGATCACGCCGAGCGCTATATCCACTTTGGTGCAGAGCACACCGAAATTGTGATAGGTCCAGTCGATGATGAGTTGATCGTTTCCAGATGCGAGGATTCTCATCAGAAGAACCCCGCGGCCGGTTCTGCGATCAGATCCCACCCGTTCAACTGCAACAGCACGCCTTGATCGGTGCCGTTATCTGAGGTGACCACCTGTGTGATGATCGAGCAGCATTGCCCGATCCCCTCAACAGTGGTCCAATTGGCAACGGTTGCGGAGTTCAGCGGCCACACAGCCTCATCCCACTGCGAAACGTCCCATTGTGCGCCGCCAGTGCTGATCGTTGAAGGCGTCGAGATCGGAGCGCCGGTTCCGAAATCGATGTTCAATCCGATGCCCGGCGTGATCGTCCCGTCCGTGGTAAGGATCGGCCGCGCCATGGTCCAGCGCTTCAAATGCCCCCGGCTCTTGAAGTAGTTGAAGGCGGTCTGGACCGTTGCCGTAATGGGAAGATCGGAGACATCGACGTAATCACCCGACCCAACATCCCATTGATAGACCGTCCCGTCATTCGAGCCGAAGAACGGAACATCATTCAGGATTTCCCAGCAATTGGCTGTCAGCCCCGTGAACTGGCACCAAGCTCCGGTCAGCGTGTTCATGACGAACTGAACCGTCGTCTGTCCCTCAACCTGTGGAATATTGAGGATAACGAGTTGCCCCTTGGCATACTCCATGAGTTGCCAGCCGAAATTGCTCTTGTAGAGATGCGAGGCATTCATCATCGCATTCTGGATCATGGTGGTGGGTGCGACCTTGGCAACCGCGGCCCGGTCAAGCGTCATCATCTCCGACATGGGAGTGATGCCGTCCACATTGATGAGCCAGAGGTTACCGGCAATCCGCATGAAGCAGCGCCGTCCAATGGGAGCGCCGAGATCGTAGATTCCCACAAGCGCGAAGGTGTCGGCTGTGCTCGGATCGGTGCCGCCGTAGATGATGACCTGACCGCGCGAGGTGATGAAGCAGATGTATTCGTCAACGTTCTGCTTGTCGTCCTGCGTCCACGTCGCAATAGCCTGGATATAGCCGCCTCGGGTCATGTTTTGCCCGAGATCGAACAGGGTGACGTTTCCTGCAATCGCGCTATTGTCGAGGTAGCCGACCTGTGTCGAGTTAATGAAGGCACACCACAGGCGTCCCTTCCAAGCGGCCCAGTTCACGATGTTGTTTGCCGATTGCCCCGTAATCGTCAGGCTCATGGCAGCCCATGCCGAGCCGTCGTAATAGTTCGGGACGTCAAGCCCGTTGGCCGTCACCAGAAACGAGGTTGACGCGGCGTTGGTGAAGTTCACATATTGCAGGCGCGAATTCGACAGCCCCGTGACCGTCGTGATCGAGGCCGCGCCGCTCGCCGTGATGTCGTAAATACTACCATTCCCAACTGCAAACATCTTGGAGTTGGTCAGGTTGGGCGAGTTGTAAACCATGATGGTTTCGACAAGGGTGGAAGCGCCACCGATGCCGGTTGCCCATGCCTGCGAACCGCGGCGGATCTCAAGGTAGCCGGGCCGCGGAATGAAGTTGTCGAGCTGCACCGCATGATCAGGCGGCATGTCGGCAAGCGAGCTGATCTGGTCCCAGCCCTTGATGGAGGCGGGGATCGACATCGGAAGGGCCTTTCCCGTGCCCTTCATCATGTCGTTTTTGATGGCGAGGGTATTACGCATCATGCGCTCCCGTCGCCTGCGGGGTAGTTAGCGTCCTGCACGTTGTACGGGCTGAGCAGGTAAGGCTGCCAGCGACGGCCCATCGAGAGCGTCGGAGCGCCGCCGTCGCGCGCAATCAACTGCTGCACGTAGTCCATATATTCCGTCTGCATGGATGCAGCGGTCGGAATGCCCTTGGCCTGTAGAAAACGCCACTTCACGCCGAGAATGATGGCCTGTGAATCCAGAATTGGAGTATCAGTGTCGGCAGTCATGGACGATTGAAGCGTGCCGCCGCCGTTACGCACCCAATTGAGCGAGAGATATTCCCATGCAATCTGAAACGGCGTGTCCACAGTTTGAGGTGGTGGCCATAACCGATAAGTGCCTGCTGTTAAGGAACCGAGTTGACGGAAGTGTCTACGTGGCCCCGTCGTCACAATTCCTGAACGGTGGTATTCGTCTAGTTGTGGAGAATCCGGGCCAAGGAGTGCCCAGCGGTTGGTTCTGTCCCACGCCGTCCCGTTCAGGAAGCGGTCAAAGTCCGCATTCTCAGGATACGTGTCCTTTGAGAACGTCAGAGCCGTCCCTGTAGCGCTTCCCGTCGCCACCATGTCCATGGTGACTTGGGTTGCGCTATCCACCGTCAGGACGCGCGCAGCCACGGGAATGCTGCTTCCGGTCACGACGAAGGTTTCCGCCGTAATCGCAGCCGTAGTCGGGATGCCCGTGATGATGGCCGAGCCGTTCGTCACGTTTCCGGTCGTGACCAGCGGCGCCCCCACATTCAGCGTGAACAAGCTTTGCAGCGCTGTCCAGTTATGGGTTCGCCTGAGGTTGTCGCCCTCGCGGTTGACGAGAGCCCCCAACTGCTGGGTCTGAAGGTCAGTTGCGCCGACGACAATCGACGGCTGCACCAAGCCCAATTCGCCAGTGACAGCCTGAACAATCTCGATATACGTCAGTTGCGCCACTTAGGCCCCCAGAACGGCAATCCAAGCGGTTGAGCTGATGCGATACCAAATCTGAACGGTGGTAGCGTTGCAGGTCTCGCCGGCATCGGTCGAACCGCTGTTCACGGTGCCACCTGTATGGGGATAGACCTTGCCGTTGCCGGCCGCGGTATTGGCCACCACGATCGGGGTCAGCAGCGGAACGGATGCGTTCATACGGACGCCATCCGAACCGGAGGCCGTCATGATGAAGATGGTATTCTGCGCATCGCACGCGGTCGCATTGGCCGAAGTCGTTCCGGCTGCGGTAATAGCGACCGACGAATCTCCGAGAGCGATCGCTTGGGGCCACGAAAATCCGAGGCCCATCATATCCTGCATCTTGGTCATTTCAGTGCTCCTTGTTCTTGCTGCCGGGAGGCCGGCCGCGGGGTTTCCTCGGCTCGACGGAGCCGGACAAGTCCTGCACGAACTGCGCGGGAGGCTGGAGGAAGGCTTGGCTTTCATCCGCACTCGCATGGATGCGGTTGATCTGCGCTTCCTGGAAGTCGTAGCTCTGAGGATTGGGGGCTTCCTTGGACCGGCTCTGCACCAATGCGGCCAGTTCCTCGACCTGCCGCGTCAAGGTCGCGATCTGCTGATCCTTCTTGGCAATCGCCGTCTCGAAATGATGGTGATCGATGCCCTTCTCGGCCCGCTCCATGTACTTCTTGGCAGCGTTCACCCAATCTTGGGCGCCCATGCCGATGGTGCCGATACCGTGGGCCGAGAGATTGGCGAGCTGCTCGACGGTGTGGATGTTGTAGCCGCGAAGCGTCGTCTCGATTTCCGGCTTGGTCGGAAACAGCAGGTTGATCGGAATGCCATCGGGGATCTGGTTGACGCCGGCCTCGTACTGCGCCCATTTATTGGGCCATCGCGCCTTGTCCTGCGGCGTCACCTCGCGATCGACCACATTGAGGCTTTCGCCGGGATGCTGGATCTTCACGAAGTCGCGGCTTTCGTGGATGGGAACGCCGGCCTCCTGCGACTTCGCCCGGTTCAGGATGGAGCGCTTGTAGAAGCCGACCATCAACTGATTGTCGTCAGGCCCGGAATTGGCCATGCCCCAGCCCTGCCGGCTGACGGCCTGCTGATCGTACTTGATCGGCGCGAACGGCGTGTAGGAATCACTCATGCTGCCTTCTCCCTATTGATCAGTGCGTCGGTCTTCGCTCGCATGTCCTTCCAGACATCGGCAAACAGGCTGTCTCCGTGCACTGTGACGGAGAACATGTGACCGTAGTTCGTGCAGAGGTTCTGCAAATCCTGCGCTTGGGCGATCAGCGGCAGCGTCGTCTTGAACACGCGCCCATTGATCTTCGCCTCTAGAATTTCGTTGTTGTCGGTGTCGTCGGGGTACGCAAATTTCTCATCCTCAAACGAGGAATCCACCCCGAAAAAGTGCAAGTCCGTGTACCCAAGAACCATGCCGAGCGCGATCGAGCGCATCGCGGCGGTACAGCCTCCGGCAATCCTGCCGCGCCCCTCGAATAACTCTTCCGGAAGCTCTCCGGCCACGTCCCACATCATGACGCGGCAATCGGACAGGTGATCGAACACTGATGGATGACACTGCGTCGCCAGCAAATAGGTGCAATCCGGGCGCTTCAGTTCCAGCCATTGCGGCGATGGCATGGCATCGCAGAACACGGCGTAATCAGGGATGACACCCTGTTTCAGCAAATGGTCATGCGCGGACGAGCACACCAGGACAGCGCCCTTGAACTCGCGAAGCTTGTCGATTGTGTATTTGAGGGTCGGGCCGCCGCCGACGATGGCAAGCGGCTCCGACTTCTCTGTTTGCTGTGTGAGGAAAGGCAGCGATCGTTTCGAATTGGCGCGGATATTCGCTTCCAGGCTCTCCTGGAAGTTAGGCCAAACCGATATGATCGCTGGCTCCCAAATCACTGCGTCGCACCCACCACAGGGAAGTTGAAGATTGCCTGAGTGAGGCCCGACACGTTCGCCGTGGTCAGGACGACACCCGAAGCAATCGAGGTGGTGGAAGCAACCGAGGCGGACGAAAGGCGGCCCGCCGTGGTCGTGGTGTACAGCGTGACGTTTGCCGAGGTCGAGGCGATCACGCTGATGCCGGCGCACTTGCCCGCGCGCTGCACCCAGCAATACTGGCCGCTGGTGACGGCAGTGAACGGCTGGGCACCGAGCCAGTTGCCGAGTTTGGATGCGGCGAGCGTGTTGGTGATCGAAGTGGCCGTCCAGAGCGCACCCGTGTTGGTGATGATAACGACATCGCCTTGGGTGATGGCGCTACCAGCCAGCACGTAGACCCATTCCGAGCCGTCAGCACCCTTGGAAATCTGACCAAGGGAATACTGGCCGGTCGGGCCGGGATAGTCCGGAGTGTTGGTCGAAGAGACCGCCGAGGACTGCGCATAACCGGTGTAGGTCGCGGTGTAATCCGCACCTTCAAGGCCGATGGTGCTGAAGCCCGCAATGTTCGGGTTAGCCATTAGTGTTTCCTTTCGTAAAGAGGCGGCTCCGTAAGAGCCTGTTCAAGGGTCCAGCCATAGCGCAGCCGCGATCTCACTCGATCCCAAGGGACATTGAACTCTTCTACCCACTGCATCAGCGTTTGTTCACGGCCGAACGCTTTGAGGCGTCGATTTCGGCGCGTATTGTTTCGCTGAGTTTTTGATGTCGCCCATTCGCAATTGCTTTTGCAGTAAGGGCCATTGTTATCGACACGTTCAATTGAAAACCCCTCAGGGCAATCACCCATGTCAGCAACAAAGGTCTCAAAATCACGCCACGATGGATCAACAGTGATCCCTCTTGCCCCATAGTTTTTGTACGAAGGCGATTTGGGGTTCTCACATCGTTGGAAGATTTGCTTCCATACGTTGTAGGTCAGAGTTCGCGACTTGCCGTGCTTGAAAATCCTTTCGGCATTCAAGCACCCGCATGATTTTACTTTTCCCCTTGCAAGGTCATGCCCGTAGGCAAGGACCATGCGTCCACAATCACACTTGCAGCTCCAGCGAGCGTTCGTATCGCGCTCGCTAGCGTTCGGTGCACGGGCGACAACAAGCAGGCGGTCGTATCGTTGTCCGATGCGATCGATCAAGCGCATGAAATAGCTCCTTCCGGCATTTACATTAGCCGGAAATTCTACTACTTCTTTGTGTTCTGCGCTACTCATTGTCATCAGGTATTGTACAAAACACCCTGCAAAAATGCGTTGGAAAGTGTCATGTTCCCTGCCCATCCAATTAATTTTACCATGGCGTCCTGGTTGACGCTGAAGCGGTCGGGATCGAGCGGGACCATGTTGCGGCGAGCGTGCGGGCGCCAATGGATGTACTTGGTGTTGAGCATGTACATCGTGTTGGACGGGGCACCGCCAACGGCAGAGGTGCCGGCCGAGGTCTCATAGGGCAGCGGATCAGTGCTGAAGCCCTGGAAACCGCCGTCGAGCACGACATCGGCCGTGTTGTACTTGAGCGTCTGATAGCCCAAGGTGCCGAACTCGCCCGAACCGTTTTCGCTCGCAATGCGCTGGATCGCCTGAAGCGACTGCCAGTAATATTTGTAGTAGTTGTTGTCCGCGACGATCAGATCCGGAGCGTCACGGCCACGAACCAGAGTGACCCACAACGAATCCATGTAGTTCTGGATGTTCGCCGCGGTTGCAGCAGCGCCGCCGTTGGTGACAGCGCCGTACGCCTGGTTCTGCCAGAACGTCCAGGTCGCGCGATCGATGCCGCCGACGATGCCCGAGGACGGCGAGGCCGACACGAGCAACTGAAGCCCGTTGACGGAGCCGGTCACCGTGCCGTCGCCATAGACGCCCTGCGACATGCCGTTCATGAACGTGTCTTCGGCGTTCTCGATACGGCTTTCGAGCAGATCGATGATCGCTTCCTCGCCGGAGTTCTGGAGTTCTTCCAGGCCGGAGATCGACACTGCAACCGCAGACTGGCGGATCGGGTATTCCGCGGCAGAGAAGGTCTGCGACGGCGCGATATTCAGGGTCTGATAGCCAGAATACCACTGGAAGGTCTGGTTGTTGGCGTAGTTGAGTTCCTGGACGATGGTACGACCGCCCGAGAACGTCTTCATGCGCCCGCGCTTGCTGAGACGTGCCAGCAGAGCGTTGTTGCGGCTCATGTTGTCAGCCAGTTCACCCGTGCGATTCCGCAGAGTGGTCGTCACGATTTCAGAGAGATTTGGAAAGGCCATTGCCTACCCCTGTGGGTTAGGCCCGATTCCTCTCCGAGACCTCGTTCACGGCTGCCAGAATGGATCCACGAACACCCTTGCTGCTCTTGTCCTGCGGCACTACGGCACTTTGACGTGCGCGCGGCGCGGGGGAGACAGCGGCGAGCCTGGCCTTGGCGGCCTGCTCTGCCTGCGTCCTGGTGTATTCGGCCTGTCGCTTTTCTTCCTGCTCTCGCAACATGGTTTCGCGCAGTTCGGGATCGGCCCAGATCGCCCGTTGATAGGCGCCTTCCAGGTCATTGGGTTGCACCAGCCCTGCGGTCATCATCTGACCCATGGCCACGCGCACCTTTTCGAAATGCGGCTTGTCCTTTGCGAACGCGGAAAGCTCAGCAGCAATACGGCTCTGCTCTGCCTGCTGTTGGGCAGTGACAAAACCAGAGACCTGCTGCTTCAACTGGCCGACTTCATCCAAGACGGGACGAAGGTGCTCCGGAATATCCTGGCTGCCATCTGAGGGCGCGGGAGATCGGGCGAATTGTGAAAGGTCAACGCCATACTGCTGAGCAAGTTGGGCAATGGTCTCCCGCGGACTGCGAGCAATCGCGGCTTCCCACTCAAAGAGGCGGCTGACGGCCTCCGCATCGTTCTTGAGGCCAAATTGCTGAAACCTGGCCCGGTTCGGTGCTAGCACCTGCTCGATGGCGTCGTACTGCTTGGTCTTCTCCGAATAGGTTTTGAACCCATTGGAGACTTCATCTTCCCGCTTCGCAATATCCTGTCTGAGAGGATGATCGGGAGGCAGGGAATTGTAGAATTCTTTGGAGGCTTGAGACCAGCCCGGCGGAGGGCCGCTCGTCTTGGGGGGCGTTTGACCTTCCGCCGGGGCTGGAGCCTCACCGCTAGGTGACTCTTTGGCCGCCACTGCGGGCTTCTCCGCACTGGCCTGCTTTACTGTTTCCTTCGCGAACTTGCCCTGCTCATCGCGGGCGCGCTCAACACGCTCTTTCTCGCGGACTTCCTCAACCGACTTGTTCAGGGTTTCGCGGAGGGAAAGACGCTCGGGCGGCGAGGTATCGCGTCCGATATCACCGCCTGACGTGGAGGCGATCTCTGCGGATTCCGCTGCGTGGGTATCGGCTAGTTCTTCAGCCAAGCAAATTCCCCGTAAGAATATGCAGGCTGATATAGCTTATTCGCGAATCGCGCTCAGAAATGAAATTGAGTTTTCAACATGCGCACGCACAATTGCTCTGTAGGAACCATTTACCGAACCACAGATTGTCAAATCTCCTCCATCGGAGATTATTATCATGGCCACCGCAAACGAAGTCGTTGCATCGTCCTTTGATGAATTCAACTGGACGGAAACTCCCGTCGATCTATCGTCAACGGATGGAATCCAGCGTGCGATCAAGGCCAATACCCTGGCCATCCGCGCGCTCGCAAACCACATCGATGGCGTCAAGCCCGGCGAGAAGCCGGCAGTCGTCGTGCCCGAAGACACCAAGGCCGGCAAGAAGCATTAACGGTTCTTCAGTTCGTACAATGCGCGTTTGATATCCTCGCGCCTCTGTCCCCTGTCCAGCTTAACAGGAGCGCGAGGTTTCATCACCTCATTGCCAATCTCAATGCATCCCGCCGCCCGCGTTGCCCTGCTGAAGGCCCGCTTGCTGGTCATGATCTCGCCCGTTGCGTGATGCTTCAGCGCGTCCATGTTGTCGGAGATGACGTAGGGCGCTGCTGACTTGAAGTGCCTTACGCAGGGATCAGGCCACGCCTCGTCCAGGTCGTGCCAATCCCCGCATACCCTGCACATCCGCTGCGTCATACCCTCGCCCTCCTCTGCGGCGCCTGCTTTTCCCACAAATCATTCAAGCTCACCTCGTTGCCTGGCCCAACAATCAGGATTTTGCCCTGCTTCCTGATTGGATTGTCCTTCACATATGGCCGGCTCATGCAGGCGTACCTGATCTCATCCGGCGCATGGTCCTCGTTCTCCGTATCCACGTCCTCAGGCTTGTTCTGGTCGTGCTGGAGCGCGGGAAGCGTTCTTATGCTGTCTCGACAGGTGGAGAAGAAATACATCATGGGGCGCTCTCCGTCGCCCACGAGACGGGCACGTACCTGATCCCATCCACCAATAGCTCCGACCCGTGCCGTTCGCTTATTGTCAGCGCGCCTAAAGAACACTTTGCGGGAGGCCATTCGTTCAGCGATGCATGGACCTCCGTCGGCGTCAAAACAGGAAGGGTCCAGCACCCCATAACTGATGGCAGACTTGCCTTCGAGGTCTCTTGGCTCATCGGTTTCCCTCGCTATGATGCCGTCAGCGACTTCTTCGGCGGGGAGTTTGAGTCCGACGTTTGGGGCAGATGCTCCGTACCACTCGCGGTAGCGAACCAGCGACCCCCGCGGCAAAATACGAGCTGGCCCACCTCCAATTTCTGGCCCGCCAATCCTGTGATCGTCACCCACGACGGCCCACCATCCGATTGAGAACGGACGCGCTGAACCCCAATCGCCAGATCGAAATCGTAGCCAAGAATCTGGAATCTGAAACGGCGGGATGACATGCTTTTCCGTGCTCCACTCTGGGAAGAATGCGCCCTCGATGACGCTCCAATCGCCTTCCAACCACGCTTTCACGAGATTTGCCGAGCCAACCTGAAACAGGTTCGCAACGTAGTCATCGCCTAAAAACTTGTTGTCCACGACCTTGGAGGGAATGAAAACGCGCGTCTTCTCGATCTTCTTCTTCGTGAACGGGTTCTCGAACTCGTACCGGAAGACCTCCATGCCAAACGGATGGGTATCGAGCTTGTATCGCGCCTTGACCCACTGATGACCTGGTCCTCCAGGGTTGCAGGTGCCCTTCATCTGGCACGGCACGCCATGGCCCGACCGCAGCGTCGCAGTCATCTTGTTGATCGGCGCCTCATTGGGGAACGTACCCATCTCCTCGGGATACAGCCTCGTATAGCTATGGCCCTGATACGCATCAGCGTCCGAATCCGAGTCCAGGTAGGTGAAACGAAGCCGGCCGCCCTTCGGCCCCCTGAAGTACTTGTCCTGCTCATGCCACTTGTAGGACAGCGGCGTGAGGATCTGCTTGGCGCGTTCGATAAGCTCAACGAGCTGCGTTCGCTCACGGCGGAAGGCCATCGCAATAGCATGCTCGCCATAGGTCTCCTCATGGTCGATGAAATCCCCAACAACCCCGTCAGACTTGCCGCCTCCTCGCGCGCCTCCGAACCCAACGTCATCGACTGGGCATGTGATGAATGCTTCCTGACGCGGCTGCGGCTCCCAAATTACTGTTTGGTCATCGTCCGGGGCGTCACGTAGTTCTTCTGCCATTCATCAATTCCAGTGACCTTAGCGGGCATGCGCGCGACGTATGTCTTTTGAATTTCGCCTGAAATCTCAACTGACTGGAGGTCAGGCAATGCCTTCTTGAGCAGCCCTAGAGCGGCTGTGACGGCATGGGGTGGCATGTCGATCTGACCGAGGATCAGAGCGTTGAGCCTATTGAGGATTTGAGCCACCTGGATTTTCTGCCGGGTGTTCTCGTCGTGTCGGATCTTTCTAATTCGCGCGGGCATCACTTCCCCTTCGGCCACGGCTCTTGCATCACGGCAAAGCCCTTGCATTCGTTTGGTACGGTGATCCTGTTCTTCCATCCGGGTCGGATCGATACCTTGAGCACGGGGACGAATCCGTTTGTTTCAGGGTCAACTGTGTTCTGCACCCAGACGGCATGTGCGATGGCCGGCGAGTTGAGTTGCTTTATCAGCTCTTGGGCTGCTTCGAGGATGGTTGCCATCAGGCTTTCTTCCTTTCGTGGTAGGCTTTTAGCCATTCGCGGGATTTGTCCAGGCGGATCATTGCCTCGGTCTTGGTAGGCTGGCGGATGCCGGTGTCTGGACCCGGCGCCGGCTGATCCCGGCGGGAAGCGCTCGTACCGCCGGATTTGGGTGGCGGTACCTCTCGCACCGTGCCGTCTGAGGGATCGCGGATCATTGCATCGTCCTCAATCGCGGTGCATCGGCCTGACCTGCAGATGGGTTCGGCGTATATCCAGGCGGCCATTGCGACGTGTGGTGCCAGCCGCCCTTGCTATCCCGGGGGAATGACTTCCCCTCCCGGGCCTTTCGGTAAGCGTCCCAAGCATCCTGCTCCTCGCTCCCAAACTTGGCGTAAAAGCCGGATACGGGCTGTCCGACAGGGACTGCAGGCGAGCCAGCGGGTTTGATTTTGCTGGATCTTGTCCACTTGCGCCAAGTAGCCGGCCAATCGAGTTTGCACCCGCCTGACCCGGGCTTTGCGATCCAGTAATCCCGGAAGTTCGCAGCCTCGGCGTCGATCTGGGTTTCAGACCAACCGAGCTTCCGAGCGAAGTCACGGTCGGCGTCACTCGGCGACCAGATTTCCGAAAGCCTCTCCCCTTTCTTTCTATTCTTATTTTCTAAAGAAGAGAGAGGGCGATCGTAACGCGTTATGCTTTCGTTACGCTCCGTTACGTTTCGTGACGCTTCTGCATCAGCGTAACGCGTTACGGTTTCGTTATGGTTCGTTACGCTTTCATCGCATTCAGAGGCGTTACGACGTGACGCTTCGTTACGGTCTCGATAGCGTTGCTGGCGGATCGCAGCCGAGGATTTTTTAGTCAGTGCGCCTGTCATTTCAACTGCAGCACGCGCGACAAGGCCGGCCGCCTCGGCGGCATCCATGCCGCTGGCGACCAGCCTGTTGATGAGTTCTGCAGTAGCAGTCACGATGGGCGCACCAATGAAGCGAGAGCGGCCATGTAGAGGTCAACCTGGGCCTCGTGCTCAGCGCGCTTGTTGGCATCCGCCTTCCGGCGCCGAACAGCATCCTTGAGCGCTTTTACGTTGTGCCCATTAGACTTGGCTTCGGCGTAGATTTCATTGCGTCCGGTCTGCAGGTCCTTAATCTCAATCTCGACCTGTTCAATTCGTCCTACGATTGCCTTAAGCTGGCTGTTGTCGCCTGTCGTCGCCATCCGCGTTCTCTTCAGTTGTGGTGGGTTGAACGCGGTTGATACTGTCAGGCTCAAGCGGGGCGCCTGCTCCGCTCCACTCAATGATGGAATGGCCGGGCTTGCTGAAATCCGGCATGATGTACTCCCAGTTCAAAAGCCACCATTCATGCACGCCCCTGGTCGGCACACTCTTGCGAATCTTGGTCACGCTGCTTTGACCTCGCGCTTGAGCTGCGCAACCCGCTCCAGGATACGCACACGATGCCGGAGGCGATCCCTCGACTTCGGGGATGCTTTCCTCAGCGCCTCTTTCTGCGCCCTCAGGAGGTCTCTCAGGCGGGGCTTCATCGGGCGCCCTCCACCCGTGCCATGACACGCTTGATCATCGCGGCGAAGTAGCAGTCGGCCGCAACCATCGATCCGATCTTCTTGACGGCATGGAGCACCGTGGTGTGATCGCGTCCCCCAAAGCGCCGGCCGATGTCGGGCAGCGATTGGTTGGTCATCTCTTTTGAGATATACATGGCGATCTGGCGGGGCTTGACGACGTTTGCAGTGCGCCGTCTCGACTTGAGGTCGGCCATCGAGACGCCCTGAAACTCCACCAGGACCGCGCGCTGAATCGTCTCGATCCTGGTGAAGCCGCCCTTGAAGAAGATTTCGTGGGCCTCTTCCATCTGCTCGTTTGAAATAGATGGAAACTTGGATGCGATCTCGATGATATCGGGCATCTGTTCCGGAGCGATAATTCCGGAGAGACGGCGTAAGCGCTCCCGGCGTTCTGCTGGTGTCACTATACGAACTTCCAATGATTCCATTCCCTGCCTCCTCTGTTAAATTCCCCTACGGATCTTTGCCAAGAAAACGGCCCACAACGTTCTCGTTTTGACGGAGACCTTGTGCATCAAAGCCTTGAGTAACCGCATCGATCTCTCCCTTGATGAGTTTCAATCTCAACTCATCAGCTCGGTTTTCTTGTTCGACGCGGCTACAAAGATTTTCGTAACTGGCCCTGATATTTTGGAACAAAGTTATCCGGGGTTCTTTGACCCCTTCCGATTTTCCGAGGAAAGCGCGCACCCAGGATGCGGAGGCGCCGATCGTCTGCGCGACGATCTCATAAGCCACCATGCGGGAGCCTGTGCGGCGCTCCTCACGATCGACCAGGGCGCCCAAGGCGCTGCGGGTGATGGACGTTAACGCGGCGGCACTCATCGCTTTTTTCCTCGCAAACTTTGACAACACTTTCGCAATTCCTTCCCTCATGTTGCGGACATGAAGAAAGCGGCGAACGATAATTCAGACACTTGGATCGAGCTTGCGGCGGCAACCGCAAATCTCGTCAGATACCTAGAAAACTCCCAGAACCATCAGCGCGACGGCGAGCGGCAACCCCCCGAACAGCGCAGCGAGGAAGAAAAGACCAAAGAGCACCGCGAGGCCGTCGAGAATGGCCTGCGACAGATTGAGAGATTTGAGCGGAGGTACAGGCGATCGGATCGAGCCTGAAGGCAGAGGAATTTCGTTGCCGGCGTAGTATTGCGTGACGCCGCGCCCCGGCGTGCGAGTGCTTATCCCCGTGAGGCTCGCACGCCGGGTCATTGTGTTCCTCCGAAGGAACGGAGAAAATTCGATTCAACCTCAGAGCAACTTTTGTCGCATGCGCGCGCAGCGGTTTTTAACTTGCGAGTTTTTCCCAACCGCGCATAGGATGTCTCCTTCACCCGAGGCGGGGGGCACTTCCCATGAACGACAAAGAGTTGCTTTTCCAAGCAACCGGAATGCAGACGATTTACGTCGATGGATTTGGAGCGTTTCGAAAAGTCAACGGCGTGCTTCGCTGCGTCGGATTTACCATCGACGGCGGCGCGCAATTGAACTTGATAGTTTCCCTGATCGGCGCCGAGGCCGGAATTGCCGATGCCCGTCGAACGCTGGACGAGGACGGCAGCAAATCCATCATGCAAGACCGGCTGCGGCTGGCCCATTAAGCCACCCCAAACAGTTCAGCGAGATCAGGGCGCAGTTCCTTGGCTGGAATTCCCGTGATCAGCTCCAGCGCCGGGACCATCTCTGCCGGGATGTCCTGATCGCGCTCGATTCTGGAAAGCTTTGCGATGGAGGGCTTTGGATAACCGCGGTCGGCAAATAGTTGGCACGCCTCCTCAAGGCTGAGCTTTCGCTCATTGCGCCATTTCCGAACAGGGTTCGTTCTCTCTGCTTCACTCATGCCTCAATCCCTTACACTAGTTGTAAATCGTCCGCAAGCGATTTTGCATCTAGTGTGAGGGTAATTCACTTGCATAGAGTGTAAAGTGCTGGAATGCCAAAGAGAATCGCACTTCAGAAGCCACGCCAGCGGCGCAGGACATTCTTCAAGGAATGGCGCGAGTTCCGAGGGCTGACCCAAGAACAGCTCGCCGGGCGCCTTGAAACGTCCGTGGCAAGCATTTCCAGGATCGAGAAGGGAACGCAGCCCTACACTCAGGATGTCTTGGAGGCGCTGGCAGATACGCTGATGACTGATCCTGCCAGCCTCATCATGCGCAACCCACAGGAACCTGAGGCCATGTGGTCTATCTGGGACCAGGCCAAACAGGGCGAGCGCCAGCTTATCGAAGAAATCGCGCGATCTGTCGTCAAAACTGGAACCGACAAATGACCGAGAACAATCTTTCCGATGGAGCCTATGAGGCGCGGGCAAAAGCGCTCATGCGAGATTTGGCAAAGACGATGCTGATCTTTGTCGTACTGGCTGGCGGCCTGCTGATCTACTTCCTGAGATAGTTAATCCCGAATCCGATGCCCACCGCCCGGCCCAGCGCCGGGCTTTTTGTTGCGCTGCACAATATTATTGTTACGCTAGATGCAAAATAGTTGTTGCGGTTATTTTCATCTAGTGTAAGGTCGTTCTCGTCAACACGGGGAACGGCACTATGAACCAGCAGCTTCCAGCCTCCAACGTCATCGAGATCGCAGCGATCCGCCCGGCCGAGAAGTTCATTGTCTTCTGCGGACGTCGTGAGCCTTGGATCGACGGCAACGCCATGGACCGCGCCGAGGTCATCCATCAGGTCTCGACCGGCGAATACAACGACCTTCGCCAGATCGTCGCGTTCTCGCTCGAAAACGGAACCTGCCGGGATGCGACCGCCGATGTGTGCGGGACCGTCATTCAGCGCTGGGCGCAGGACGGCAAGCTGCTCTCCCAAAAGGAATACGAATTCGTTGAGCTGGTCGCTGGCGTGCGCGCAGCCAGTGCCTTCGGGATGGAGGAAGCGTGATGATCATCGCTGGCAACCTCTGCGACAAGTGCAACTGCTCTTGCTCGATCCGCGAAGAGAACGAATTCGGCGAGATCATCTGCGACGACTGTGAGCAGAACGCCGCTGAGGCCGCATGGGACCGCTTCTGCGGCAACTTTTACGGCGGGAACGATCCACTCACAATTCGCGAACAGCAGGAAGCCGCGCGGAGGCTGAAATGATCCCCGAGAATCGTATCGATCTTTTCTGTGCCTGCGTCATCGCCGGACTTGGCGTGTTCTCAATCGTAACGTGGGTGCTGTGATGGGTGCCATGTCAGACCTAGACCTCGACAGCCAGCTTCTCGAAGCCGTCCGTAAGAGCATGGCCGGCGAGCCCGCTGAGGTACAGATCGAGTACCGGCTCGACTGCATCATTCGCGAGCTGGACGAGATGTGCGGCCTCGCGGCGAACCCGGAAACGGTTGACCTGATCGAGCGGCAGCGCATTGCGATCGGTCAGATCCTGACCCGCGCCCAGCTTATCGCCTCTTTCCTGATGGCCCGTCAACCGTCGCAACTGCGAGTGATCCACAATGGCTAGTATCCCGCGGGAAGTCGCTGACTTCATGAAAAAGTACGGCGTCACCTCCGACGAAGTGTGGCCTGTTCCCGGCGGAAAGGCTTACGCGGTCAAGCACAAGGCTCTTGAGCGTATCGCCATTGAGCTGGACATCAAGTTTGAGCGCCCGTCTGTCGTCGCTTGCGACCTCGTAAAGCGCAGCATGGTGATCTGCACGTTCGCGTCAATGGGCGATAAGACGGAATGGTCGTTCGGCGAGGCTGCGCCCGAAAATTGTAAGAACGCATATATGGCTGCGATGGCTGAGAAGCGGTCGCGAGATCGGGTAATCTTGAAGCTTCTGGCAACTCACGGCGATCTTTACTCCGAAGACGAGTCCGACGAGTTCAAGCGTCCCAATCCGCATGTCACGCGCCCTGCCGACATCTTGCCAGCCGCCGACTATGACGAGCACGGCGAGGTGATCGACAACATTCCACATGCAGAATCTGCCAGGAAACTGCGCGTGGTTGACCAGCGGCCTATATTCGAAACTCTTCAGAAAGAGGCCCACCAGTTTGGTGAGTCCAAGAAGTTTATCGCTTGGATGAATGATGAAGGTGTTATCGCGCGCGTCGCAGACCTCAAAAAGGATTGGCAGGAGATGTTCCGCGGTATCTGCAAGGAGCACCTAGCCGAGCTTCGCAAGCAGGAAGCCGGCGATGTCATGAGGATGGTGGGATGAGCAACCGTTCGTTCATAACCGACGACGAGATCGACAAGGCACTGGATTATCTCCGTGACAATGCGCGGGATGCAGCTCAGGCCAAGGCCAATCGTGTCTACGTCGAAGAGTACCGCAAGGTGCTCAAGGCCAAGCTGATGAAGGAACACGGCGCGATGTCGGCCGTCCTTCAAGAACGGGAAGCTTATTCTGATGAGCGTTACGTTCAGCACCTTGAAGCAATCCGCCAGGCGGTTGAGATCGATGAGGGCCATCGGTTCTTGCGGGCTGCGGCTGACGCCAAGATTGAGGCATGGAGAACGCAGAGCAGCAACACAAGGGCGCGCGTATGACCCGCGAAGTCCCCGAATGGATCGGAAAGACGCCGGATACGCCAGCCCCTCCGCGCGTCCGTCTGCGGGTGTTCGAACGCCATAACGGCATTTGCTACTTATCCGGCCGAAAGATCATGGCTGGCGACAAGTGGGAAATCGAACACCCGCAGGCCATCATTAACGGCGGCGAGAATAGGGAAGCGAATCTGGCTCCCGCGCTCGTTGAGCCGCACAAGGTCAAGACCGCCGAGGACGTGAAGCAGAAGGCCAAGAACGATCGCGTTCGCAAGCGTCACCTTGGGATCAAGAAGCCCCGCACCATGACGAGGTGGAGGAAGTTTAATGGCGAGATAGTCCACGCGGAGCGCGAGCGATGATGATCTTTTGCGTCTTCGCATTCTTCGCCGTGGTGTTCGTTCTCGCAGGAGCTACGTAAATGGGCTGGATAATCGCACTCGGAATTATCGCTGTGATCGTTGTTCTTCTCATTTGGTTCTTTTGGGACGCGCGTATCTGAGCGCACTTTCACTGACGCTACGACATTGGGGATGCCTATGAGCTACGACGATTGGAAGACGCACAATCCCGACGACGACCGATGCGAGTTCTGCGGTGCGGCTCCGTGGGAATGTCGCGGAGGATGGCAGCCGGACAAATGCAGTGGAGAGTGCGGTAAGAGCTGGCGCGATCCGGACTATGAATACGAAAAAATGAGGGACGAGGCATGACCCGCGTCCTTCTCGTCACCTTCCTGGGCTGCATGCTGGCGCCGATCGGCTTCCCCGCCGCTGCCTATGCTGTCGGCTTCTTTCTCCAATTCGTAGGGATTGCGCAATGAGCGACATCGGACAATTTTGCAGTCGCTGCGGAGGTAGCGATCCTGCCTGCTACATCTGCGGGGCGGGGCGCCAGTCATCCGCTGACATCGCAAGTGACCGCAAATATGCGGAAGAACTGCTTAACGATCTCGCTTGGATCAAGGACACGCACGGGCAGTTTCTGTGTGTCGAGTCATGGGTCAAGAAGCTGCGCGCCATCGCTCCTGCCCAATCAGTGGATGGGCACTGCCAGAAATGCGGATGCGCTCTCAACGGAGAGGCTGCGCTTGTCGTTTGGTGCCATCCTTGTGCCGACGCCGCCCAGCCGGCCGCTCCGGTCGAGACGTGCCCGTATGCGATCGACGGGTGTGTGCTCGAAAATCAGAGCGTCGGGCCATGCCTGTGTGCGAACCCAGTCAAATGCTCCTCTGCCGCGACCTGTGACGTGTGCTGCGGGAGTGGCTATAGCAATCACCCCGATAGCGGCGAAGTCTGTTCTTTCTGCAATGGCAGCGGCGCGCGTCCCGTTAAACCACAGCCATCTGCCGGCACGGAGAGGCCACCCTGCCCGCGCTGCTCATTCCCATACGAACCCGGCGCTGCTGAACGCTATTGGGAAGCGCGCTGGCGTGACGAGAAGGCGGAGAACGACCGGCTCAGAGCAGTACCGCAGGAAGCGTGGCAGCCCATCGAAACGGCGCCGAAGGACGGCAGCCGCATTGTCGTCGGGCGCGACATGGGAACGTGGGGATTTGTGCGCGGCATTGCCCATTGGGAGGATATCCGCGGGATCTCCGGCTGGGTGACTACCGCGGCGTTCTCTGACCCGCCCGGCGTGCTCGGGCTCGGCAATCCTACCCATTGGCTTGTCGCATCGGCGGTGACGCGCCCACAACACCCAACCGGTGAAGCATGAACGGCCTTCCGCCAGTGCTGGATGCCGCC